TGGGGAATAGGGAATGGGGAATAGGGAATGGGGAATAGGGAATGGGGAATAGGGAATGGGGAATGGGGAATTGGGAATAGGGAATAGGGAATGGGGAAATCAGCCGGATGAACAAGATTGACAAGATAATGTCAATCTGCGTCATAGGATTGTCGCCGCTGGCTTTTGCTCAGGTTCATCAACGATTCGAGTTGCTGCGTAGCTGTGGAAAACTCTTTGGTCTTTGCTTCAAGACTTGTTTTAAGTTCGTCTCGTTCTTTGACAATCGACGCATTGAACGCCGTTTGAAACTCTCTTACACCTTCCAAAGTCGAGTCGGCTAGATGCTTGACTTCTTTTTTCCAAAAGACACCATCGACGAAACTAGCCTCGGTAATCGATGCACCTTTGATTTCCGTTCCGGCATCGTTCCAAACGTGTTCAATCGAAATCGGAATCACTGTTACTAACGTCATACTGCTACCGCGGTCCCTTCGTAATACCATGCCGAACCGTTGCTGAACGCAATACGGTTAACGATTGTTGCTGAATTAGATACTTGATACCGTTCACCCGAACTGGATGCGGCACTGGGTAGAGTCGCGATTGTTTTGATGCCCAATTTTAAGAATCCGGTAAACGTCCCGGTCGTAAACGCTCCCGCACCCGGAGTCGTACCACCAATCGGTCCAGGGGATGCAGGATCAAACGAGCTTGTGCCTGCTCCGATGGCTGTTCGAAATGCTGAAGCCAGTGCGACCGTGTATCCGGTATTGGTCACTCGGAAATAGTTCGTGCCTTTTTTCAAGCCCGCGTATTGCGATGCATCGAGTTCCAATTTGGCGTCGAGGTACGCAGCGTCGGTTGAACGCGAAGAGAGAATGATCGTCGTGTAGTATTGCTGATCAAGGCTAACATCCAAATAGCCAACGTCGAGCCAGTCCCAGAATGATGCTTCTCCGTTTTGACCGTGGTAAATCTTGGCGTCGAGGGTCGCTCGCAGGTTATCAATGTCTTCAATCACGGTTCCGTGCGGATTGCCTGCGTCGATCTGAGAATGATCGTAAGCTGTCTTGCCTCGATCTCCTCGGTAGGCTGTCAGCGACGTTTCGCCGAGTGCAAGCCCGCCAGCATGCGTATGCGAAGCGATTTCACCAATAAGCTTTGCTTCAATTTCGGCCTTGGTTATGTCGCTGTTTTTCTGAGCATTGGCGGGAGCGTGAACGACCTGCGAATGCGTATGGGCAATCGTTCCTAGATCGCCGCGATGAGCCGTTGTATCGGTCACGCCTAGCTGTAAATTGCTGCCCGGATTGCCTGCCGGTCCTTGCGGCCCTGTTGCACCCGTTGCCCCGGTTCCACCCGTCGCGCCCGTTGAACCGGGAGCACCTGCCGGCCCTTGGCCGTTTTGCAAGATGGTTATTATTGTGAGGCTCATCTTGTTACCTCGCGCAAGATAATGACGTTTCCGTAGTAGAGGGGGAATACTTTCCCGGTGGAGTCGACTAGCTCAAGATCCCAGACGTATTTGGATGCGTTGTCTGTGAGTCGCTCTCCGGCGACAATGGCGGCGGTGATCGCGTCGGTGAGTGAGAATTCGTACTTGCCGAGCAAAGCGTCGGTGATCGTGACGACTAGGCTGCAGGTGACGGTTGCTGATAAAGCGGTCTTGCGAATCTTGCCGCGTATTGTGCAGCTCGTGAGATTGATCGGATTGCCGTAACCTTGCAAAACATGCGTCGGATTGTTCAAGTCGATCAGTCCGAACATCTGGGCGGCGTGCGGGCCAAAGGTTGCGCCTTGCCGGATCTCTAAATCGAGTCGCTCGCCGAGGTAGCCTATTTTAGGTGTGGCCATAGATCAGGACTTGAGGAGATTGAGAGTGCTGAGAATGCGGGTCATGTCGGCGGCGATCTGCGTGACGGATTCTTCGGACATGCTCCAACGTGCTGCGTGGAGCAGCTCGTGGATGGTCACTTCGAGCTTGCGTTCGGGCTGTAAATCGCGACGGATTCGGATCTTCGGGGTTGCAGCCTCGATTGGCGATTCGCAAGTGCCGTCTTGGTTCTCAGCAAAATGACGGCCGGCCACGTAGCGGAAGTCAAATCGATTGCCGTTGATGGTGACGATCATTAAAGAGAAATTTTATTCTTCCCATTCTTCTCATCATTCCTATGGAAACTATGGGAAGAATGGGACTAATGGGAAGAATGAAAATACCAAGACAAAGACCAAAATCGCTACGCCGTTGGCGCTATGATTAGCCATACTGGATCGATGATGACGGCGCCATCTTTGGCTCGCGTGAGCTCAACGCCGATGTCGACTTTCGCAGCCGCTTCAAGCGGTTGGTCGAGTGGGAAATCAAAGATCACGCCGGGGAAGACGAGGCCTTGCGCACCGGCTGGGCCGGGGCTGACTAAGACGTTATCCATGACGGCGAAATGCAGGATTGTCTTGGCGAGAAATGCAGTTCGTAGCGTGGTGAAAATCGTGTCGCCTGGATCTCCTTGGTAGTTGTATCCGAACGTCATCGACAGTTCGGTCATGCCAGGTACTTTGCTTTTCCACTTCGATGCACGCGAGGGCGTGTCGATCTTGCCGTGAGCAACGGACAAGTTGAGGTCCATCACTTCGGGGACGGTCGTAAAACTCGCGGGGGTGATCGTGTTCGAAAGTGTCGCGTTGAATGCGAGGATGCAATCAAGACCTACGCGGGGACCTTTGTTAAGTGGCATGAGTGGTGCTTATGTCTGAGGGTTGATGGATCACAACATGTAGTTGATTGTGATGACGCTGCGAAAGACGCCGTGTTGCTCGAGTGTTTCGATGTTGTAAAGCTCTTCGGTCGTTGATCCGAGCCAGGTTGCTGGCCGCGATTGCGTTGGTACGACTCGTGCAAGGTTGGCTAATGTGTCGTCGATGTTGGCGACGAGATCGATTAGTTCATCCATCAACTCGCTATCGGGCTTGCATCGTTGCATGACGCAGACTTGTACTGCGTGTTCGCGCTTCTGGGTCGTGCGCGATAACGGGCTTAGCGTTCTGGCTCGCGGTGCGACGAGGATCTGCAATAGGTCGAGGTCTTTGAGTTCAAATCGCGGTAGGTAAACGCGCTTGATTTGATCTTCGGTGAATGCAGCTCCGAACGATGGTATGGTCAATTCGGCGGTGATGAGTGCGTCGCGTACGGCGTTGGCTAGTTGGACGTCGATGCATGTCATGGTTTATTCAGGTACGCCGATTCTCTTGGTGTGGATTCGGAGTAGTGCCCGTCCGGGATCGCTGTATCGATAAGGTCGCGAGCCGCCAAGTGCTTGGACTTCGTATTGATCTTCGCCGTCGGTTATCAGGTCGCCGGATTCTGGTAGTCCGAATGGAAACGTTGCGCCGCTGGTAAGGTAGTCGCGTGATTCGATTCGCGTGATGATGCCGTCGTCGCTTAGGGCTTCGAACGGCGTCGAGCCGCGTGTGGCATCGATCGACGATGATTCAGTTCCGAATTCTCCGACTCGCGAATAGCTGATCGGAATCGCAGTTGCTTCGGCGAGCCTGGTGGCCATGTAGGCGATGGCGGCTCCGAAGGTATCCAAGGTTTATTTTAATCCTATCATTCCCATTCTTCTCATCATTCCCATCAAATCATGGGAGGAATGGGAATAAGGGGAATTATGTCCTAGGCACTGTGATCGATAGTTTTTGAGTGGTCTTTGCGGCGGCTTCGGCTTTGAGGGCCTGGGCTTTATCGGGTCCGCATTCTCGAAGGAATGCATCGGCCCAAGAAACTGTCGCTCGGCCGGCGACCCATGCAAGGGTGAATCCGTGCCGAACTATCGAGGGGTTCTTGCTCTTGGTGAGCTCGGCGGCAAATTCTTCGGCGAGTTGATCGCAGCGATCTTTGAGCGTCTTGGCTTCTCGATCAAGTTCGCGGCGACGGAGGTCGCACGATTGCCATTCCTGAAGCGATTCTTTTTTTAGCATTGGGCGATGGTATCGATTAGATCGTTGGACCTTGGTGGTTCAGGTCGACGATCACGGTTGCGACGTTGGCAGCGGCGGTGGCAACGGCGCGACCGATGATGAACGCGCCCGCCGTAGCGGCACCGACTTTCGCGGCGACGGTTTTGGTTGCGATGACATATTCGACGCGATCGCCGGCAGTGATCGCGGTAGCAGCAACGGTCTTGTTACAAATGACTTGCCCCTTGATCCGCACGCTACCGATTTCATTGGCAGGTAGCCCGCGTTGGGCTTCGACAATTGCCGCGGTGCCGTCAGCCACTTGCACTAGGTCACCGCAGTTGAAGGCGGTGCCGCCGTTGGTGATGGAGCGATTTTCGGATTCTTTGAAAAACTTAGGCATGAGTGGTTACTCTGATTTGGGATCTGAGATTTAAAATTTGAGAACTAAGACTTGCGCGGCCGGCGAGTCTTTGGCTTCGGAGACACGGGAGCGTCTTCGTTGGCGGGCTGACTATCGGGAGCGGATTCGAATGATTCGACGGGTTTCGATTCGGCTGGCTTCGATTCGGCTGGCTTCGAGTCGTCGCGTTTCGATGGTTTGTGTTCGACGGCCCATTGATACGCGATCATGCTTTCGCCTGAGACGCCACGAGCCTTACAGTCGATCACGGTTCCAGCTTCGACGACGGTGCCGTCGATGCTGACGTTTTGAAGTAGTTTTACTTGCATGGTCTCTAGGGTTTCTGGTTGCTGATTGCGGTTGCGGTTGGAGGTACCGGACTAGCCGATGCTTCGATCGAATCCACGCCAATCCATTGGTGCAGCTCCGACATAGTGCCGGACGTCGACGTTGAGTCCGAATTTGCCGTTGACTAGGTCGGTCGTTCGCACGACGGGTACTCGACCGGCACCGGTCAGATAGGTGACTTCGATCGTGTTGGCTTCTTTCGAAACCAGGTAGTACGTGACGGTCGAGCCTGCGATCGCGACGCCAGTGACCGGATGCGTGAGTCCGTTGGCTAAGCGTGGTTCCATCACGGGAGTGATGTTGTATTGCTTGAGCGGATTCAATTCACCGGATCCGGAATCGTTGCTGAGCAACCCGGACTTAGTGAGCTGGACTGCGGTGTCCATCAACTCAGGTGGAACAAGCAGATGCGTCGAGTTGAGATTGATCGATGCGTCGCCGTCCATGCGGCGTGCGATGCGAGCGATCGCAGCCGATAGGGTTGCTCGGGCGAGAGCGGCACCCGTGGCCGCGTTGCCGTCGGTCGTGTTAAACAATGCTCGGCCAGTCTTGAGCAACGTCGGGTTGCCCATGATGACGGCGGCGACAAGGTTGGGTCGGACGCGACCGGCAGCCAGTCCAAACATTTTCGGCGTGTCTTTGAACTTACCAAAGTTGTCGGATAAGAAGTCGGCTTCGTCGATTTCCATCTGACGCGTGAAGCGTTGGACTTGGGCCTTTTCGGTCGTGACGGTCAGACCAGTGTGAGCCGCTTCGCCTCCGACAGGATGGTAGGCGAGATTCTGCGCGGCTTCGGTCTGGTTCCGATTGTGTTGCTCGAGGTCTGGGTTTTCTTCTTCTTGGCACCAGCCTTCGGAAAAGTCTTGAATCTCGGCGTAGCTCAACAGCATTCGAGCGCCGATCGTGGCACCAAATAGAGCCGACGTCGAACCCGTCGAGAACGATGCGTGGAGCATATCGTTGCGATTGGATGGTACGTCGTGGCCGTTGGCTTGCAGGGCCATGCGGCAGGCGTCGACGAGGGATAGTTCCGAGTGGGCGTGGCCTGCGTCCATAGCTCGCTGTCGAGCGGGATCATTGACGCCAGCTTGTAGCCAGCCAGGCAATCGAGCTCGAACGCGAGCGTGATTGAAGGCTGGGCTATCGAGGGCGCAACCGGCGCGGAGAAGCATACCGGCTTGGAGGGCTTGGAGCGAGTTGCGTTCGCTTCGGTTGACGCTGTGGATTGCTGGTCCACTGGGTCGGCGATCGCGAGCGGCTTCGAGGTCGGAATGGCGTCGAGCATGCAGCTCAACTTGGTCAGCTTTCCAGCCATGCTGGATGGCGTGGGCTGCGAGATCGACGGGCTTGCCGTTGACTAGGATCGTTGGATTGGAGAAGCGGGCGCACAAGTCGCGAACGCTGTTGGCTCGTAGGGTTTCGCTGGCCATCGTTTCGCGGGTGATGCGAGCGATGTCGGCAGTCGTGGCGGTGAGGTCGACAGAGCGCGAGCCGGACGCGGTGGCTTTGGCGGGATCTTCGGCAGGGGCAGGCTTGTCCGATGCGTCGGATGCTTCGGCCGAGGGTGCCGGAGCTGCGGCAGCAACATCAGGGGCGGTCTCTTGCGATTCGTCGAATGCGCATTGCAATGCAGCCGTAGCCTCAGGTGTGAGTGTGGCTGGATCGAGACCTAACGACTTGACATAATCTTCGAACAACATGGATTCGCTTCCTTGCGAGGCACTGATAGTGAGGTCTGAATCGCCATCGCCCGGGATGGTGACTACGGATAGTTCTTTGAGGATGGATTCGCGGACGACGAGGAGGGGGCCAAGGAACTCGCGGCCGTTGACAGTGGCTCGTTGCCCAGCGGCAAGCGTGACTGTCTTGATCATCTTGAGTCCTACGGATGGTCGCCATGGAAAACCATTGCGAGCACCCGATAGGACTTCTTGGGCATCTTTCGAATCGATCGAAAAAGCACCGGAACAAACCAGCCGACTTCCGTCGTTGACTACGGACGTCGTGTGAGCAACTGGTCGCGTTTCATCGTGGTCACGATGCACTGGGATCACTGATTCGCTAATCAAACCAGCGAGATCAACAACAACCGGTCCTCTCCATGCTATGGCGAGATTCGGCGTCATCAGGCCACCGCTGTAGGCAACTCCGTCAAATGACGGAATACTTCCAACGGCATTGTCCGCACGCAACGACAGAGGCTCGCCGTAGCATCGCAGGAGATCCTGCTTTGCCATGGCAGCGTGCAGCCAAGCATTTTTCCGTGCGTCGATTCGCTTTCGCTTCTGACGCAGAGCCTTCTTGGCTCGTAGCTGTCGATCCTTCATGGTTCGAGATTATCATGGTAGACTGTTTTTCGATCCGAGCTTGCTTACAGATTCAGGAGCTAGGCCTCGAAAGCTTTGACGATTGCTTTGCAGGCTGCGACGTTGGCTTTCATAAAAAGCGAGACGCCGGGCTTCAGTCGAAACAGCCCGTACTCGCCCGGTAACAATTGGCCACCGTATACCGTGGCCGAGAATCCCCATTCGATGTAGTTGGTGGCGTCGAGATTCTGTAGGAACAGCCAGCCGAGCGAACTGATCTCGGGGAACGTGACGTTTTCCTCGGTCGTTGCGATCGTGACGTAGCCAGGCGATGGGCCGCCAACGGCTGCTTGATCGATGAGCTTTTGACCGGGTGCGATGCTTTCGATCATGTTGCCATTGCGCACGGTGATCGATGCTGCGACGGTGATTTCACTGGCCATGGTTGGTATTCAATTGGTTAAAAGTTCATCCAAAGCAATTCGGTACGTTGCTGGCGTGGTTTGTTGGGCAAGTGTCGTGCGCAGGATAATCCGACGGTTCGTTCGACCGTTCGCCATCCGGCGTAAAGTCGTTCGTATAAGGGGGACGGATAGCCAGACACGACTGCTTTTCCCTTGACGGAATTGAGCGTCTCCGCAATTCGTTCTTGATCTGCGTCGGTCATGTCGTGCATGTAGTCGTTTGACTTTGATCTTGCCGACAATGCGTACGGCGGATCGCAATAATGCAGTGTGTTTTCAGTGTCAAATGTCCGTATGACATCGACCGCATCGCGACTCATGATTTGAACGTTGCGAAGTCGATCTATTACGGTTGGCAGTGCATCGATCGCATTGCGGGTTTTCGTGGCATTGGATTGGACCTTGCCATACGAAAAGCCTGTTTTTGTGCCACGTGTTCCGGTTCCACCGAAGCAAAATCGAAACATAACGAATGTGCGACGCGCTCGTTCGATTGGCTCGATGGGCATCGGTTCGTCGCACGCTCGATAGTATTCGAGTTCGCTAAACGGCGTTAAGGCGAGCTGTTCGGATAATGCTTCTGATTGTTGCGGGTTTCGAAGGACTGAAAATAAATCGATGAGCCGACTATCGAGATCGTTGTATACCTCGACTTTCACCGGTGGCTTGTTAAGCAGGACGCTCGCGCCACCGCCGAACGGTTCAACGTAGGTCGTATGTTCGGGGAAATGTTTTACGATCCAATGCCACTGCTGTCCTTTTCCGCCAAACCAAGTTACCGGCGATGGAATGGCACGCAATTTGCGCTTGCTTGCTTGCTTGCTTGCTTGTGAAATCATTCATTGGTTCCCGCGGTCTGTGTGACTTCGGAGAGTAGGTTGTCGATGGTTCGATCGGTCATGCCGACGGAGGATAGATGGACGCGGGCGCGGGCCTCGGTCCATTCGCCAGTCGAGAGTTTTTGAAATGCGTCGTCGATGGCTTTCGTGTTTCGCTGGAGCTGCCGGCGTGAGACGTTGGCGAACTCGGAGGTCGGGGCGGGAGTGTCTGCTTGCAAAGGGGCGTTGCTCCCCGGCGTCCCATTACTTGCGGGTATCGCACCAGATTGCTCGATTGGATCGATCATGCTTGCAATAGTCGCCGCGTCGATCGCTGGGTTTGCGACGGCGATAATCACCTTCGCGGATTCCTTTGGCAGTTCACCGGTCACAACTTTTGCGACAACATCAACGATCGCGGTTGTTTGTGCGCCGTTCAACGCCGTCGTTTGGATGTCTGTGGTGGAGTCGAGAGGTTTTTTACGGTCGGACTGGGCTGCGATCTGTGCGTAGTGCGATTCGGGGTCGATGTCCTTGGCAATCAGGTATTGCTCCTCAGACATCAAACCAGCGGTGATCAATGAAATCGAAGCGTCGGCGTCGGAACCAGGATCAACGTCCTTGTTCGGTGGCCATCGCCAGACGTGCGGGATCTCGTCGACGGTGTCGACGTTGAGATAGCCGTCGATCATGAGTGCCTCGTCGAGCCACCATTCAAAGACGCGATCGAGGCAGTCGATTTCCCATTCGTTGCGCTCGATGGCGATCGCTTCGTAGTAGGTTTGGTGATCGAGTCGGCCCGACGAATAATTGTACTTCGATGAGTCGGCGAGGGCTTTGTTGGATGGCATGTGGACGCAACGGGCAATCTCATTCAGTATCGCGTTGCGGAACATTTCGTAGGTCGTCGTCGGCTGCTCGGCTTTGAATTGATTCATCTGCCAGCCCTTGGGCAGAGAGACCATCATGCCGCGATCGATCTGGACGCTATCGAATGGGTCGATGTCATCGACGCCGCCGTCTTCACTGCCGAACGCGTTGGATTGCGTTTGCAGGATGGCCGAGAAATCGGCAGCAAACTCGGAGGCACTGATCACGGCCAGTGTGAATCGACGGAGCAAAGCAAAGAGCGGCAAGGCTGGTGTGATTTCAGGGATGCCGCGGACTTGACCAGGTCGCTCGCGGCGGAACATGTGGATCAAATCGTCAGGGTGGACGTCGTCTTTTTCCCAAGCGTTGATGGGCCAAATATCGCCAGGATGGCCTTTGAGAATGTGATAGTTTATCGCGTTGCCGTGGTCGTCGAACTCGATGCCGTCGACTTTGTTGACTTGCCCGTCGAAGAAGCCAGGCGTGGCGAGTTGGTCGGCTTCGATGAGTCGGATGTCGAGCTGTACGGGAGTTCGGAGCGAGCGGTTGGTGGTCTTGAGCAGCACGACTTCGCCGTCGATGATCTTCGAGAGTCGTGCTGTGCGAAGCTTCGACGCCAGGCGTGTTGCTTTGCACCACTTGCGCCAGGCTTGCTCGATCGCGCGGGACTGGGCAGCATCGGCGAGCGTGCATTGCAGCGATGGACCGGTCGCGATTGTGTCGTTGCTAAGCGTTAGGCAGATACCTTTGCCGAACGAATTGGCTTCAAGGCATTCGTAGCGGGCGCGTTGTCGCAGTCGCTTTCGAACTTCGATCGAATTGGCGGCGGCGGCGCTGCGGCCGTCGGCCCATTGCCAGTGCTTGCGGTTCTCGACCGTGTCTTGGGCTGCGTCGTAGGCAGCGTTGAGCGAGTCGGCACGCTGGACTCGCTGCGATAGCTTACGCTGAGCTGCAAGAGCTCGCGTATCGATCGGCTGTCCGTATTGGTCGAGTAGTGCCATCATTCAGTAGGTGTCCGGGGAGTATGGCGTTTCACTAATGCATGCCTGAGTTTTTCTGGTAGCAAAGCTTTGTTGACGCGTTCGGGATCGGCTTGCGTCCAGCTTTCGCGGAGCCAGGCCGACGATAGATCGCGAGCAAAGTTTTGATCGCGATCGTGCCAGCGGACATGCCAACGGCTCGATGCGTAATTCTTGGTCGGCCATCGGGTTTCACTGTCACGTTCGTCGATCAGTGCCCAGGCCCGTACGTGATACTCGCGATGCGTTTGCGACCACTCGTAGAAAATGACCTGGTCGTAAACGTGTCGACCGAGGATGTCGTGGAAATGATTGAGCTCGATCATGTCGACCGACTCGGCGACGCGGCCTGGTGCCGACGTTGCAACGGCTATCGTGAGCAGGATCGACAGGATCGCATTCATGGCGTCACCACTGCAGGCGGCGGCGATGGTGGAAAGTATTCGTTGCGATGCGAGATCCAAAGAAGGATTCCGCAGCCGAGCAAAATGATCAGGATCGAATGAAGTAGGCAGCCAAAGACGACTAGCACGCAGCCGCAGGCGATCATCGCACGGCTAGAAAAGATCGTCTTGAGGATGGTGGACGCGAGAGCGCTGGCCCAAACCTTGCTAACGATAATCAGTAGAGTGAGAACCCATCCGGGCATGATTTTCCGTCCTTGGAAAAATGGGCATCCTTGCCCGACTTTGTCGCAATCCATGCGAATAAAATGTCAGCTCACTGCTGACCCTGGGATCATCTTCGCGAATAGCAAGCCGCGCCGTGGCGACGTGGCGTTGCTGTTGTTCGCGACGTTGTCTTGGACTTCTATGAGTTCGGACGCTGATCGATTGGTGACGGCCATGCCGTCGACCGATACACTCGATGGTGCTTTCGCTGCGTCGATCAATTCTTGGTCGGTGATGTTGGCCATGTTATTTAGATTTGGCTGCGGCGTCTTGGAGGGCTGCTACCTTGACGATCGCCTCTCTTTTGCGACGAGCGATCTCCGATTCGCGATAGGCGTCGCCGACGGAAGCGAGATCCTCGTCAACCTCAACGTCCCGGTTCGAACGCGCGGATGCGAAGATTGGCGATCCAAGCGACGATTTTGGCTTTGTCGGTAGGAACGCTAAAACGACGAGTATTGCGATTGCAATCAAAATTACTGGGAGCATTGATTTCTGTCCTAAGGTGTGCGGAGATACTTGATTGCCACGATCGCGCCGACAATCACTAAGACGATCATCCCTGCCGTCTCCATTGTTTTGATGGGATTCAGGAGTGCGCGAAAGATTCCTTCAATCGAGCCGTCGTCTTTGCTTCGGTCAAACATCGAAGGCAAAACGCGATCGCGGTCTGGGTTTAGCCATGGCTCCCGCTGATCACAGTTGCCGTCTGGGCAATTGGGATTCGTGCTTTCGCTGGTCGAGATTCCTTTACGCGTCTGTACGACTTGCTGCTGTAGCGTGTATGCGTGGCTCATATCTGCGTAGAGCTGCGTAGGGTTCGACGGCATCAAATCTCGGTTAAACGAATGGACTAAACCGCCGCTCGAATCGCCGAACAACATCGCCGGGAAAGCTTGCTTCGGGACAGTCTGAGCATACCGTGATAGATACAATGGGTTGCTCGAAGTGTAGACCTGGAAATTGCATCTGGCTCGCAATTTGTAGAGCGCTGGGTCGCGATTGAACCAGTCAAGCAATTGCTGTGACTGGGCGTCAGACTCGACGAATAGAACGATGTTGTACTTGGTCTGATCGACGGCGACTGGCGAGACGTTGGCGATCGTTCGCGATGGAACGATTGCGGGCTGCGGTTGGGGTTTCGTGTATTGCACACAGAGAAGGCATGGAGCGGCCCGCTTGATTTCGTCGCGGGCGGATGGGTTGACCGGTAGCGAATTGATAGGTCCGTTTGCTTTGGCTCGATCCCAGTTGAATCCGCCAATCGGTATCGATTCGATGGTGCTGTTGTCGGTGGCTAGGCCGAGCCGATGCTCGACTTGCGGTAGAACTCGCTGGGCTGTCGCGAGCATTAGGGCGTGGGCGATTACGAGCAGGATGATTCCAAAGCTCGCGGTGATCTTAATTGAATTGCTCATCATTACCTCATTGAAGTCGGCTCATACGATCGATAGATCGGCGGCGACGGTGGATCGAATAGAGTGGTCAAGGCAAATCCGCCATACCCAGCCCATAGCCGGTGAAACTGGCCGCGCTCGACGAGCTCATATTTCTGGACGGAGTTGTTGTCGAGGATGACTGCGTAGGTCGTGACGTTGTCTGCCGACCGTACCCAGCCGCAAAACATGCAGCAATGCGATGGCTTCCACCAGAGCAATGCTCCTCGTCGAGTTGAGTGGGCATAGTCGAGCATGTCGAGACTGCTCGACTCAGTGAAAAAATACTTGATCCCGGCAGCGTCGAGTCGCCGACGCAATCGGTCGCTGTATTCGCCGCCTCCGTAGGTTTGCCTCCATTGCTTGGCTAAATCAAACTGATTCGCCCAATGGAGCATCGACGAGAGCGACGCGTGAACGCATGAGCCTTCGTTGTTCTTGAGCCAGTTCGATTGACGGATCGCGACCGGTGGGTTCACCGAAGGCGTCTCCGGCCTGGGCGCAGGGAGAGCTCGGTAGCTTATCGCATGATCGCAGCCTCCTAGAATTAGGCTCAATGCGAGCCAGATCATTGTCAGAAATCGAGAAGTCTTCATCGAATAAACCATACCCCGTGACATGGCTATCCGATCCCACCTGTCTTACAGAGTGCGCGGATTTTGTTAGGAGGCCTGGAAATCCGTGCTAGAATAACGCCCGGCACAATAAGCTTGGAGGATCTATGCTTAAGCCTTACGACAGTGACAGTCACGATGGCGTGACATGCCCAGAGACGCGGCCTGTAAATTACGGGCTCCATATTGCGATCAGGCAAATCGTTCGCGGACTTGCCGGCGATCTATGGAGGGTGCAAATCGCGGGGGACATCGAGTTGACAATCTCACTCATTGATTGCTTCGCGCCGCCGCTCGTTAAGTCGTTGGACGCCAACGCCGACGTCCTGCAACTTAACCCGGCTGGTGTCGCATGCTATGACCGAGCTTGGGACGTGCTCGAAAAGGCGAGATCCCAACTGTCTGCATTTATTCCGGTACCGCTGGTCGATCGTGGCTGGCTGCGTTCGCTGAACGACGACTCGATTTTGCCTGGATGGATTTTTCTATCCACTAGTGTGACGCTCCACAAATGGCTAGTCACCAAAAATTTAGCTTCGCCCGTCCCCCTCGTCGCACCTGGTCAATGATGCTTGATGCCCGATTATTACTGCGCGCCGAAAATCCGTCGGCACTTGTCCGCGCTCGCTATCTGCGCCAGCGCAAAAGAGCTGGGCCAAAGTGCAAAGTCTGTTGCCATCATTACCTCGCGGGATCGACAGTGAGCCGGTACACCCACTATTACCCTGCTTGCGAATGCGCTCCTTGCGGCGGTGTCAAGGTCGTAAGAAGGCGCGCAGGCTGACCGGACGCTTTTTAATATGTCCTCGCTTACCTACGAAACTGGCTCGCGTACTGGATTCCGTCTGAGGGTGTACACTGCGGCCGGCCGTCGATCGATATGGCTCGGCAGGATTGGTGAGGCCGACGCTAATGCTACGCGTGCTCACGTCGAGCAACTCTTAGAATCGCAAACGTCTGATCTTCCGGTTCCACGACAAACGCAAAATTGGCTGGATCGAGCGTCGCCGGACTTGCGATCCAAGCTAGCTCCGATAATGGGGCTATTCAAAACCGCTGGCGTTGCCGTCGATGAATTCGTCGATGAGAAATCGCGAAGCGTCGAGCAGAGTTCGCTGTTGACAATTGTCAACAGTCTTGACGCGATCATCGACGCGTTTGGGCATTCGCTAGTCCAGTCTGTCGACAGCGAAGCGTTGCGATCGATACATGACGGGTTAAGCATCTGCGATTCCACTAAAGCTAAAATCGCAAAGCATTGGAAGCAGTTTTTCGAATGGTGCGTGACGAAGCGTTACATCGCAGAGAACCCAGCCGCCGACTTCTCGACTACAGTAGGCGTTGCCGATAAGCCATTCGTTGAAGCGGATTTGGTCCATCGAGTACTCGCGGGATGTAGCGACGCGGATCTTCGCGCCGTGGTCGCTCTGTCTCGCTGGGGTGGGATTCGAATTCCGAGCGAACTTTATCCAATCGTGCCGAGCGACATTCGTCGCGAGCGGATTCGGATCAACGACGCCAAGCGACATTCGATTCGCGAGATCCCTATTTTTCCTGAGCTTCGCAGGTATCTTCCTTTACCGTTCGAGCTTCACAAATCGCAATTGCTCGAGTTGTCTCCAAGCGGAATCACGTCACGGTTCAAGCGACTACTCAAAATGCAATCGATTCCTAGCTGGCCATCGCTATGGCATTCGATGCGAGCGACTCGCGAAACGGAGTTGATCCTCAGATTCGGAATAACGACAGCATGCCTCTGGATCGGCAACAGCCCAGCGGTCGCAGCCAAGCACTACGCCCAAGTCACGCCCGAAGATTGGCAACTCGCGACCCAACAATAAAGAAACTGTGTCTCATTTCCGTGTTGTTCCCGCAGGGGTGTCCAATCCAAAAGTCGCCGGAAGGACCCAAAACATTTGGCGCTCACGACTCGGCTCACAATTGGCCACAAGCCAATGGAAACCGCAATGTTTTTTCGGTAATAAATCAGGACTTAAAATCCTGGGAGGAGTAAATCCTCGTGCGGGTTCGAGTCCCGCCTCGGCTACTAAAAACCCAGGGTTTTCCTTGGGTTTTTGCTTTTACTCCCACTTCCGTTGGCCTTCTCGCCACATGCACAAGATAAATAGTCCTGTGTATTACCCCGTTTTCTAGTGCATCTTGATGCAGATCAATGCAGAACTACGCAAATCAATGCATAAAACATGACACCACAGAAGGCCCCTTTAGTCCTGTGCAGCCCCACCGGGAGCACCTTTTTGGCGTCGAGCATTCACACGTTCGTCAGAATTCATATGCCGATCGTGATAACCGCCAAACGGCTATTTTTTGACTTGCCTAGTTCAATGCAGCCATGTCATCGTCGGGCGTTTTCTAACATTCGAGCGTACTTGGCTGCGACCGGCGAATGCACCTTGATCGTAAGCAAATTGATGATTGCCGGCCGAAACGAACCGATAAGGGTTCCAGCCTGTCTTTAATCAAGTTAGAATTTGTGTGTATACTGACGATCATGGAACCGAATGAAAAGAGTCAGCGATTGTTGGAAGCCGCCTGCGCGGCTTTGCACGCTGCGCCAAATCGTTCGCTGAACGCGGTCGTACTAAACAAGGTGTTGTTCTATCTAGACCTTGCTTCGTTGCGTGATCGCGGAGAAACCATCACTCATAACGCTTATATCGCACTTCAGAACGGACCGGTTGTTGCTCGATATCAGCAACGATTGATCAACCTACTCGACGAAAAAGGGCTTGCTCGGCAAATTAGCCAATGGGACGGCTCGAAACCGATCGTGCTGGAAAATTGCCCGGCCCACTTTGAGTTTCTCGATTCCGACGCCATGATCACGATTTCGGACGTGACCGGTTTCTTTGCTGACGCCACGTCTCGAATCGCGTCCGACTTCTCTCACAAGAATCCGGGCTGGCAACTTGCCTGGAATCACTACCTGCGTGAAGGGAATGCGGCAGCCGTCAACATGCGGATTGCGATGCAGCAGATCGTCGAATCCGATCCTTGGATGCAAGTGCCGCTGTCCGGGGATGATGAAATCCTCGCTTCGGCGGACAATGCAGTGGGAGATGACTGGTAATGCATTACCGGCCGGAAGACGGCAAGTGGCAGTTGGGCGGGGAGGCAAAACTGCTGTTCGCGCTTCGACAGCAAATGACTGACGAAGACTACGACCAGAACAAGCGAGCCCTGCAGGAATTTCTGTGTGGGTATTTCTCCTCCGGTGACTGCAATAACACACAGGGGGACTCCATTTCTCCGTTAAAGGGAACGCCAAGCGGCGGTAAGGTGCTGAAAGTGCGTTGGGCATTGCCGGGGTGTGGAAAAAGTGGGAGCCTGCGTCTGGTCGTGGTTGCCTATTGCGACGAAAATCGCGTCCATATCGCGCAGGCATTTAGACGCAGCGACAATCCATCCGATAGCGACGTTCGTGAAGCGATCGAGGACATGTGATGTCGGAACGGGTATTCCGCCGAAATAATGTAAGGTGAATAATTGTTCGGCCGTAAGCACCATCTATGAGTGCTGACCGTCCGTCGAATCGCTGGTAGCTCAAACAGTCCATAGAAATTGCGTACGGGCGATCATCGCTGACTGATCACTCTCCACCTCGTCGCGTTATTCCACGCCAGGTTATTAACCCGATTTTTTCAACTGTTCTTCTAATCGCTTCTTACTGGACACACGACGTTCGGCTTGGGCTCGCATCTTGGCAAGATGTTTATAGATGCCAGGCTCTTGCACCGGTGGCGGTGGTGGCAGCGGCGTTGCCGGAGGGAGCTGCGGCAGCGACTCAACGGCAATGGCTTGGTCTTCGAGTACGACGTCGGTGTAGACGTTCATCGTTAAGTTGATGTCGGAATGGCGAGCAAGGCTCTGAGCCATCTTCGGAGAGACGCCGGATTTGGAAAGATTGGTGATGAAGGTCTTTCGCAATGCATGGAAATCAGCATACCGACCGTTCACATCGATGAAACATAGGAATGAACTAGCCTCGGCTTTCTTTCGTAGTTGTTCGTCCGTGATTTCGGCCAGCCATAACTTTCTAGCGAACGCCAAGTCTCTTTTCAACATCTCGCCAGTTCGCTTGTTCGAGATACCAATCAGTGGCAGTTTGTCGTCACGATCGGTTCGCAACGCAAGCCATCCTTGGATGCGCTCCGCCAAATCTGATCGCAGCGGAATCACGTCGTTTTTACGTCGCTTGGAAAAAGATGCGGCTACAGTCAGTTGTGGCGGTTTCGATTCAAAATTGAACGATCTCTCGGTGATCGAACCGAGTTCGTTTCTTCGGAAGCCCGTGTAACAAGCCAAGATATAAAGTATTACGCGGTCCGATCCGGAGATCCCTTGATTCGATCGGGCGCGTTGCGTCGCCAGGAGTAACCAACTTAATTCTTCCGTCGATAGTGGCCGACGTATGCGGCGCCGGTCGGTCTCGGGATTCTGGACTCGAAGGTGCATCAAGCGATCTTCTTGATTGCGATGATCGCGGAACAGCCATCGCGAGAACATTTTTGCAGCCCGAAGGTAGTGATTTACACTGTTGACCGAATAACCATCGTTACGCAAGCTACCTAAAAAACTTTGCACAGCACTTGCACTGATCTGCGTCATCATGGTGAACTTGCATGCATCGACGATATCTCGCAGCATCTGTTGCGTACGGGAGACATAGGTTTTAATATTCCCTTTGTTGTGTAAGTACTCGATAAATTCGTCGATATGCTTGGCCAGCGGTATTGCCCGATGGTCGTCGAAACAATCGGTGACCCCCGCAACTCGCAGTTCGACTTTGCGAACCAGTTTTTGTAGCATGGCGGTCGCAGCTGCTTTGTCTTGTGCGAGAGGCTTGCGACGAAGCTTCTTATTTTCGTCGCGATATTGGCCCCACCACTTCCGCGACCAAGACGGTACTTTTTTACCGGTCTTTGGATTGCAAACCATGATCTTTTTCTTGAAGAGACTTGCCATCGAAGATGTTCCTTTTCTATAAAGAGACTAAACCATAAAAAACGGGTGTCACAGTTTGCTCAACGTGGGCGTCTCCTCAAGGCATGAACCGGAACTTTCTCAGGATTTTTTTCCCACTCTTTTCGACATGGGCAATTGGCGTCGCGCCAGGACTTCACTTCCTCTGCTCGCCAAAACGCGGACCCGCCGATGCGGATTGGTCGAGGAATCAATGCTGCCGCATTCCATTTCCACCATGTTCTCACGGAAACTCCCACCATCGCGGCGACGAAGTGCGCTTTATGAAGCAGCGGGGTTGTTATTGAGGGCTCGGTTTCCGACAGAGGTTGTGAGACTTCGTGTGTCATACCCAACCTCCGGCTGTCGTGGATGCGGCCGCCTTCTCAAAACCGCCTTGCGTAAAGGCCCTGCGTATCCGATCGATATGAGATGCCGCCGATTTCCAGCTCATGCCATGTTGCTCAGCGATGGCAGCGGTCGAATCGCCTTTTGCTAAAGAAACGACGATCGATTTGCTGAGGTCATCAAAATCGCTGACGATCTCCGCGACTTCCATGCCAAATTCGTGTGCGCTCGCCGACTCATCTACCGACGAGTAGCGACTTGAGATAAAGCCATCTCGGATCTCAGTGGCATGCCGAATCCATCGGTTTTTTCGCCGATACTCACCGCGCCAGATCATTGCTAAGCGTCGATCGATTAAAGCGATCAAGGCTGTTTCTTCACAGGCTTGATTGGGATTGCATGAATCGAACTTAAATTGCATGACTTCGATGGCCACGCTTTGAACCGCATCTTCGAGGTCGTGATGTCGGAATCCCCGCTGCCTCGCACGTCTTTTAATGATCTCGACTTTCCATTCGTCAAGGCAATATTCAGCCGATGTTTCGTTTTGCATTAAAGCTCCCTTGTTCGCCGCGATTGGTCACGAATTGCACTCATCACACAGGATGATTCTGAGGCTGCCACCGGTGACATGTATGTAGAGCTTTAGGTGTTTGAGTGTGCGTAATGTGTGCTAAATGTGAGTGAAATGTGTTTGTCACCGGTGACAAAATCACTCACGTGAGCGTGGCGGAATTTGGTTCGAACTCAGAGCGTCGGCGGCAAATAACTCTATGGATGCCCGACGTGAATGGTTCTCGATCGGTGTCGAAATCATCCAGCTATTAAAGTCGCCCAATCACCAAATATTCACCGTTGGTTGCGGGCCTTTCCAAGGAGTTTTTCAAGGTATGACGCACGCCGACTTCAATCCCATGGACGATCCCTTCACTCGCAAGCTTGTAACCCGTAAAGCCAAGCAAATCTCCAGGAATGCCCAATTCAATCTTGCGGACGCCGAAGACATCGAACAAGACATTTTCCTGCGCATCCTTCAGAGTTGGCCAAGCTACCAACCTGGGCATTCGCATCGCAATCGATTCATTGCAACGGTCGTCGAACGATATACAGCAAACTTGCTCCGCAATCGCAGTGCCGACAAACGCGACGATTCTGAAACGTGCTCGTTGAGCTCACTCATAGAAGTGGCCGACGTCGGGCTTGTGGAAATGTCCGCCACGATTTCGGATCACGAATTGGATTCGCGTCTGGGGCGCAAACGCCGTGACCAAAGCGAACTCACAGAACTTCGCGCCGACATCGAGCAGGTTGTGGCTTCCCTGCCGCTCGAATGGCAGAGAGTGCTTGAACTTCGCAAGACATACCGATTCTCGGAGATTGCGAGGATCACCGGAATCTCGCGCACAACGATCCGAGGCTGGATACGACAGATCCGAGCGAAGTTCGAAGCGATCGGCATAAAAGAATATTTGTAATTTCTGTCCAAAATTCGCGCCAACCGGGTAGGTAAGAGATAGAGCAACTCATCACACACCATTTAACTCAAGAAGGAACCCTATGTCCAACTCACAACTCAACATTGAACGACGAATCGATATTTCGCTTGCGGTGGGGCGCTACGTCCGAGCCGTCGATCGATTTGCGACCGCATCCCAAGAACTGACCGACGCCTGCTCATCACTGCGAAATCAACTCCCCGAGCCGCTGCGATTCGTTACTCAATTCGACTACCGGCACTACCTCGTGGTTAGCGACGACTGCGGGAATTTCGACGTCGAGCAGATTGAGGTGATCTAAATGAACGCACCACACTGGCGAGCACCGAACTTAAACCCTGCGTTGACCATGCTTTCGATTCAACCCAAAGCCGCGATACGAGTCTGCTTGAAGTGCGACAAGGAGTTTAAGTCGAAAGGACCGGGCAATCGCATCTGTCCTCCCTGCAAATGCATCAATAACGACAAATACGGCAATCTCCCCGAAGCCGTACTGGGTAAGGAACGCGGAGTGAAACGCCGCAACGGCTTGACCTTCGAAAACGACCCTTTTGACACTTCGTTCTAACTCATTTAGTTGAAAACCAGACCCGCTAAACGGAATCCATTCATGTCTACTGTTACTTTTCAAGCACCAATCGTTAAAAACGTGCTGACCTATTCGGCACTGAACACCTTTCGGAATTGCCCGCGAAAATATAAGCATCGATACGTCGACAATCTTCGCCCGCGTGAAAAAGCCGATGCATTGTCGTTCGGAAGCGTTATCCACAACGCTATCGAACTTTGGTATCGAACGGATGACGATTGCGACCGCCTCCAATCTGTCTTGGATTTCATCGACCAGCAATTCTCAGGTCGTATCGGTGATGAATCCAAAATGGCAGCCTGGCATTTGGCTCGGGCCATGTTCACAGGATATGCCGATCGATATGCGATTGAAGAATTTGGCATCGTCGAAGTCGAAAAATCGTTCGTCGGCGAAATTCGTAATCCGGTAACGGGACGACTCAGCCAAACGTTTGTGATTGCCGGTAAAGCCGATGCGATCGTCCAATGCCACGACGGGATGTACTTGCTCGAGCATAAGACAGCATCTGGCATCGACGCCAACTATCTCGATAAGCTTTGGACCGACACGCAGATCGCACTTTACAGTCACTACCTACGGGAACTTGGCTACCCAATCGTCGGCGTCATTTACAACGTCCTGCTGAAATCACGATTGAAACAAAGCCTTGGTGAGACGCAAGAGGAATATGAGGCTCGTTACGCGGAACTGGCGGCCAAAAACAAGAGTGGCAAGTCGACAGCGAAGCGTCAAATGCCCGAGACGGATGACGAGTTTCAAGCCCGCTTGGCGGATTGGTATTCACGGCCGGATGCATTCCATCGCGAAATCGTCTACTTGTCGGAAGAGCGATTGGCCATGCTTCAGGAAGAAGTCTGGGAGATCACGCAGCAATATCTCGATGCCAAGCGCCGCGGCAAGTGGCTGCTAAATACATCCAACTGTTTTTCATTTCAACGCCCCTGTGAATATCTGCCGTTCTGCCAATCGGGCTTCAATCCCAACGTTGCGGACAACCTCTATGAGATTGCACTTCCACACGAAGAACTCACCCCTGTCGATTCTGATGCACCCATATTTTGAAAAGGAAAGTTTTACACAATGACTATGACATTACCAACACAGCGATCGAAAACCGTTGCCGAATTGGGCAAGCAAACGATCTTACTTTACGGCACACCCAAGTCCGGAAAGTCTGAATTTTCTTCAAAATTCCCTGACACTATCTTCTTTGAATGCGAACCAGGTCTAAACCATTTGGAAGTATTCAAGGTACCGACCTTCAAGTGGGACGACTTTCTGGAAGCATGCAAGCTCGTTGCGAAGAGCGATCATCCATTCAAAACGATCGTTATCGACACTGTCGACAACGCTTTCAAAATGTGCTCGGAGCATGTCTGTGCCAAGTATGGCGTCGATTATGAAGGAGACCTCGGCCACGGAAAAGGTTGGGCTTTAGTCAAAAACGAGTGGCATCGAGTGTTAACTCGCTTAGCCAGTCTGCCCTACGGCTTGATTCTAATTTCACACGCCCAGGACAAAACCATCGAAACGCGAACTGGTGAATATACCAAGACGCAACCGAGTCTCCCCGATCGTGCCCGCAACGTTGTGTTGGGACTCGTCGACATTATTCTCTTCGGCGACTCTGTTGCCAAAAAAGATGCCGCCGGCAATGTGACCATCGAACGCGTGCTGCGGACTAAGCCGCATCCGACCTACGAAGCCGGCGATCGCACAGGTCGTTTGCCCGAAGTATTACCACTCGATTACGACGCCTTCGTGAAGGCTTTCAATTCACCCGCTCGCAGCCAGGATTCCGGCAATGGCAGCGCAGCTAATAGTTCCACGCCGGTCAGCACCCCTAATGTAAAGGCAAAATCATGAGCGAATTCGATACCTATGAATCCAGCAAAAGCAGCATTGACCTCAGTGCGTTCGATAACGATTTCGAAACGGTAGAGGCGCCCAGCTACGACGAAGTGCCCGATGGTAAGTACCAAGTACGGATCGATTCCGTGCGATTGGGTCAGAGCCAGAAAGGTGACCCCATGATTAAGTGGGAGTTGTTGGTGATCTCTGGTCCACAAACCGGCCGCCGCATCTTCCGCAATTCGGTGATCACAGCGGCGTCCCTGCCGTTTGTAAAAGGCGATTTGAGCACGGTTGGCTTGCAACTTACCAAGTTCAGCGAGTTAGCTGGTCGGCTGGAGAGCTTACTTGACGTGACGCTCGAAGTAACTAAGCGAACGCGTGGCGATTTCGCGAACGTTTATTTCAATCGTCGGATTCAGCTCGCTGGAAATGCATCGAGCAACCACGACGATGAAAACACTCCGTTCTGATTGTTAGCACCCATCGATGCGAGGGTGCGACCCGAACGACGGGGTTAGCTCAAGTCGTGACAGCCGGAGAGACGGCACTTGGATCGGCGGCGTGGTGGGACCCGCCAGAGTACAGAGCACGCAGGTTCGAATCCCGACCGATCCACTTCTGTACGGTCTTCCTTTGGAGAAAACAAATATGGAAATCAACACAACGATCATTGCTAAAACACAGGGTAAGGACAATTGTCCTGACCCGATAGGAAACGAAGGGCAAGGTCCCATCAAGGCAGTCGCACAAGCCGACGTGGCACGATCCAACGAAGCATGGACCGAAAGCGAATTAGAACGAAAAAAGCTTGTTTTGAACGGGATCTCGGTTGTTGCGAATAAGAGACTTGACGGACGCTTAATTCGGTGGGCGAGCGAGAATCGATGTTTCATGCCGATCGATCGCGGCACGCAATGGGGGAATCCGTTCATTATGAAAGAGGATGGCGATAGGGATCGGGTATGCGAATCCTTCGATGTGTTTTTTGATCTAAAGCCGAGCCTGCAACACAAAATTCATTCGCTCAAGGGTAAGGTTCTGGGGTGTTGGTGTCACCCATGTCGATGCCATGGCGATCGATTGTGCACAGAAGCGAACAAATAACAAACCGGAGCAAGGAAGCATGGTCACACTTGAGTTGGATTATCCGCCGTCATGGAATCATTTTTTTAGTTACGTCAGAGGGCGACCTGTTTTATCCAAGGAAGCTCGGGCATATCGCCAGCAAGTTCGTCGGCAAATCGCTGCTTCGGGAGCGAAGCCATTGATGGGTCCATTGGCCGTGCGGATTGAAATCAGTCCGCCCGATCAGCGGCGCCGTGATTGTGACAACGCACAAAAAACTATTTTAGATGCGTTGCAAAACGGTGGCGCTTTTTGGGACGACTCACAAATCGTTTGGTTGTTGACGATTAAGTCAGCGCAAGTATCCGGAGGAAAGGCGACTGTCTCGATGAAGGTAATGGATGACATCGCACATCCGTCGGCAATGCCCGAGTTCGTCGATTGAATCAACCTACGGTTGATAGAAGCTGAAAATCAGTCTTCGTACTCTCCATATTTTGAATTTTTATGAACTTAGGATTGAAAGGTGTTTCGAATGGAAATAATTCCTTTGCATGAAGCCGCCACATTGTTCCCGAGCATGGTGGAGGAAGAGTATCGATCGCTCGTTGCGGATATCGCTGCCAATGGTCAGCTCGAGCCGATTGTTTTGCACAACGGGCAAATCATCGACGGTCGCCATCGTTACAACGCTTGTTGCGAATTGAAAATTGAGCCTAAATTTAAGCCCTGGAATGGGAATGGTTCAATTACGCAATACGTTATTTCACAAAATCTGCGGCGACGTCATCTTAGCGCAAGTCAGCGCGCCGCTGTCGCGGTTCAAGCGGATGAGATGGAAATAGCTGAAATTGAAGCTCATAAGAGGATGAACGAAGCGGCAATAAAAGGTGGTCATAAATCGGGTGAGGTACGACGCCCTCGTATGAACCCTGTGGCAAGATTGCCACAGGGTTCAATAGAACAACCTTCAATCGAATCGAATGATAAGGAAATTTTTCCTCAAGGTTCAATTTCTTCGAAATGCAAAACTCATGAAGTCGTCCAACCGACTACGGTCAGCCAAAAAGCACGCGAAACGGTGGCTCACCAATTCGGAGCAAGCGCACGCTATGTTCAAGATGCCAAAAAAATCCGCAATGAAGCTCCGGAATTGCTCGATCAAGTAAAAACGGGCGCACGGACCATCCCGCAAGTTAAACAAGAACTGCGCCGGCGTCAAAAACGCGAAGAACTGAAAACGCGGGCGCAGGACGTTTTGAGCAACGACGGCAACTGGGAGATTCGAACCGGCGACTGCGTGGAGCTTTTGCCAATGGTCAAAGATCGCGCCCGTCTTATCTTCGCCGACCCGCCGTACAACATTGGAGTCAACTATGGCGGCGGAAAGTCAGCGGATTTGCTGCCTGACGATCAGTATATGGCATGGGTCGAACAATGGCTGGTCGGCTGCCGGGATATGCTGACCGACGATGGATCGATGTGGATTCTCATTGGAGACGAGTATGCAGCCGAGTACAGCGTTACGCTCAAACGTCTCGGATTAACGGTTCGATCGTGGATCAAATGGTTCGAGTCCTTTGGGGTTAATTGTTCTCGCAACTTCAATCGCTGCTCCCGCCACATTTTTTATTGCGTTCGAGATCCTAACAACTTCGTTTTCCACGAGGATGCGGTTTCACGTCTCTCAGACCGTCAAACCAAATATGCCGACAAACGTGCCGCTGAAACGGGAAAATTGTGGGACAACATTTGGGGTATTGATCCACCAATCCCTCGGCTTACAGGGACGTGCAATGAACGGGTGCCAGATTTTCCAACGCAACTCCCGTTGAAATTGCTGACTCCGATCGTTTTATGCGCATCGGATCCCGGTGATCTCATCATCGATCCCTTCAACGGCTCGGGAACTACGGGCGTTGCGGCGATCCAAAACGGTCGTCGATACATCGGAATCGAGAAGTCGGCGCAATTCGCTGAACTGGCAACGATGCGACTGAAAGGAGTTCAGCGTGGTTGAATATGTCTTTGCCTGTAAAAGATCGGAGGTCTTGCAATGAACGTAAATGATCTTCGGTCGGTCGTTCCAGCATGTTTGCGAGATCGTGCACAGTGGGTGGCTTGGCGTTTAATCATACGCGATGGAAAAGAAACCAAGGCTCCTGTGTCTCCGCATGATGGCAGTCTCGCTGATTCCACCTCCAAGGCGACTTGGGGCACATTCGATCAGGCAGTGGAGGCGCGTCAAAAATATCGTTCGCTGGCCGGCATAGGATTCGTCTTCTCCGCCGACGACCTGTACTGTGGCGTTGACTTAGACGACTGCATTGATGCTGATGGCAACGTCAAACCGTGGGCTCTTGAACTACTTGCCAAGCTCGACAGCTACACAGAAATCAGTCCTTCCGGACTTGGCCTGAAGGTTTTTATCAAAGCCAGCAAACCTGGCAGCCGATGTCGTAAAGCCTATGCAGATGGCGAAGTCGAAATCTACGATCGCGATCGCTTTTTCGCAGTGACGGGCGATCGGCTGCCGAACGTTTCTAACGAGGTCAACCTTCGACAAGAAGAGCTCGAATTCGTATATGCACGCGTATTTGGCGATGAAGAGCCCGATGCGAGAATCAGTCCCGATGCACCAGTCTCCGCATCAGATTCTACGGCGTATCTTCAACTCAGTGACGACGAAATTATTCATTTGGCATCCAGTCAACGTGGGTCAGGCGAAAAGTTCAAAGCTTTATGGGCTGGCAACTGGCAAAGTCAGCTGATGAATTCGCCAAGCGAGGCTGACGCGTCAGTCATATTCACGCTTGCCTACTTCACAAAAGATGAAGCGCAGATTGATCGCATTTTTCGACGCTCGGCGTTGATGCGTCCCAAGTGGAATGAACTGCGCGGCAATGAAAGCTATGGTCAAAGGACTATCGCCCGGGCTCTTCGTAAAGTAGTCAAGCAGTACTCTCCGAAGGCAAAACGGTCCACAGCTTCACGACTACAACTGCCACCAAACCTCGGCTTTCCAAAGTCTGCGATCGACCGGGAGTTTAAGAGCGAGCAAACAGAAAACGCGATGGCTGTTGAGTTCATTAACGCAAATCAAACCCAACTGCGATATGTGCCACCTTGGAAAAAGTGGCTCGCATGGGATGGTAAGCGATGGAAGATAGATATCGATTCAAGTCGAACAACACGTCTCGCGAGAAGATTAGTCCGTAATTATTGGGATCGTCTGCTGAATATTCAGTCTGAGAAGCAACAGAAGCAGTGGGCTGACTTCTGCCGATGGGCGAATCGCAAAACGACGATTGAAAATGTTGTCAACCTAGCGCGATGCGATGCAAGAACGGCAATCGACCACGAGCTATTGAATCAAAACACGGACTTTCTGAATCTTCAAAACGGGACAATTGATTTAACAACACGGGAATTTCGAGAGCATCGCCAGACCGATTCCATCACTCAGATCGCAAACGTTGCGTTTGATCCACACGCACAATGTCCCAAGTGGAAGGCGTTCATCGATTTGATCTTTGGCGAAGACGATCAGGCCAAGCGATACATCCAGGCTCTATTAGGTTATTCGTGTTCGGGTGACGTTGGAGAGCACATCCTGCCAATTTGCTATGGTGCTGGAGCCAACGGCAAGTCAACGCTGTGGAACGCGATCGTCGAGCTGCTTGGCGATTACGCGATGTTGGCTCCTAGCAAGCTCTTGCTCGGCACGGCAAATGAACACGACACGATCATCGCATCGCTTTACCAACGGCGTCTGGTAGCCATCAGCGAGCCTGACGAAGGGGCAAAACTCCGAGAAGCGCGCGTTAAGGAGCTGACCGGCGATGAACAGATTACCGCTCGACGCATGCGCGAGGACTACTGGAGCTTTCACAGAACGCATAAGTTCTGGCTCAGTACCAACCATCTGCCACGGATCACCGGTACCGATGAAGGCATCTGGCGACGAATCAAGCTGATACCGTTCCGCGTCGATTTGCGCCAGGTTACCAAGCCGATCCCCGATTATCACAAGGTGCTCGTTCGTGAAGAAGGGCCAGGGATATTGAATTGGCTCTTGGATGGGTTCCAGGATTGGCGTGAGCACGGATTCATTGAACCATCTTCGATTATCGATGAGACCAAATCCTATCGTGGCAAGTCGGATGAAATCGGTCGTTTCATTGAGGACTGCTGCGTGGTTGCCGCTGATTTAGTCGTGCCATCAAGCGAGTTATACGCTGCCTACCGCGAGTGGGGAGGCATGCAAACGCAGACCCGTTTTTCAATCCTAATGCAAAAGAATTTTGTGGCTGTGAAAGCGTCTGCAGAGCCCTATTATCAATCGCGGTTGAGATCTGAGCCACTTTCGCGGGGTGGCTTTGGGTGGCTGCGATTTTCTCTTCGCGGATCGGTTGTGTGCCAATTAGAGTAATAGGGCACTCTTCTAATTCTATAAAAACGCC